CTGGGTCGGCATCAGTTGCTAGAATAGTGTTCCCTGAAGAATCTTCAGCAGAACAGAATACCATACAGTCTTTTCTTACTTCAGCAATATTATTAATTGCGTAAGTAGCAGTGACAGCAGATGCTTTACCAACCATAACTAGTGAAATGTCATACAGCTCATCATTAGCAAAAACACTAAGAGCAGTTTGAACATCACCAGCAGTTGGTGCAGTATCTACACCACCAGTAAGACTTACTGAGTAAACTGCAGCAAGGTCACCAAAAGTAGTACCACTTGAAGTGCCACCCCATGCAGTACCTGTGACAGTTGGATGATCCATCCACCAGATAAATCTTGACTGTGAGTTAATTACATCTTTGTAAAAATTATTAGATCCGTCGAACTTTTTAGCATCGCTTGCAGCAGATACATGAGCAAAAGTTTCTAGAACTGAACCAGCAGTTCCAGTAAACAAACCATCTTCATCAATTACTAGTACATGAAGTTCGTCATCCGAACCACCTGCAGCAGCAACTGAAGCAGAAGTGCCAGGAATTCTATCGAAGTTTCCTTTGTTTGCCCAAGAAGCATAAGTTGCTGAGTCAGCAATCTCTACTTTAAGAGAGTTTCCTCTTGTGCCTGCCCACTTTGCAGCGAAAGTACCGACATTATTTGACCCACCAACATATGAAGAGGTGTAGTCATTTAAGTTTTTAATCTTAACAGCTGTACCAGTAGCAACTGCGTTTCTCGCAGCAGTAGTGTCGGCACGAACTGTCAATAAGTTATTTGAATATGATAGGAAGTTAGCTGCAGTGAAAAAACTATCGAAAGTTGCGTCGGTAGGTTCACCGAATCTTTCTACTAAGTTATTTTCAGAAACAATTTGTACAGGGTCTTCGATTGGACCCCATTGAAAGTTCCCAGCAAAAGCACCTGATGATGTTGCCACATTAGGTACGATTGAAGTGAAATCTTGTTCTTTGACAACTACTCCAGGACTGAGTTGAAAAGCCATTTGTTTCTCCTTATTAATGAATTCGTTAATTCAAAAGGGAACTATTAATTCCCCAATGCTTTTATTTAGTTTTTATACGATTTTAGAAGTTTAAAAGCTCTTCCTCGTCATCGTACTTCTGCCCATCGTTAATAAAACCGAAAGGAGTCAACTCCTCTTCTATCTGTTTCATCTGGTTTTTATACATCTCTTCTCGTAAATTTACATCGTTTATTTCAGTAAAATACTGGTCAGATGTAAGCCAACCAAACAATACTAGGCACATAACTAAGTCATCGTGATATCCGTCATCGGCAGCATAAGATCCTTTACTTTCGATAAATGTACTTATCTCGCCTATAATATCCCCATCGTAAACCTGTAATTTGCCTTCATCTACTAAAGTTTTTAGATTCTGGCAACCTATTCTTTTAATTTTTTTGTCAGTCTGTACTCCATACTGACTTTTACCTGCTCCGAAACCACCAGTAATTTTTTGTCCCATATTAGTACGAGATACCATAATCATGTTTTCGTACTCTAGTTCGTTATATAAAATATATGGTACTTGTTCACTAGCATTCGTTTCTACTAATACTTGAGCATTATAATATTCTTTTCCCACCTTATCTATAATATTAGGATAAAGTAGAGGACTAATAGAGTTGTTTCTATACTTTGCTACAACTTTATATGGTACTGCTGTCGTATCTATTACTACGAAAGCACTATAATCACCACCCACACCTTTAGCAGTATCTGCCACTAGAGTATATGAATGTCCAGGAATCGGTTCCTCTTGTATATCTAAACCATCTCTTTGTAGGATAAATGGTTTAGGTTTCATTTCCCCTATGGCACTCGCACTTATAAGGGTTGAACTAGATCCTAAAAACTCACAGAGTACTTCCTGATTAAATTTTAATTCACCAAGTAGAGCTCTTTGTTTCTCTGCCCAAGTTTTAGTTCTTCCTGGGATATCAGTATAAGGTATAAAGAGTGGTTTAAAATCATTCCTTCCCTCTTGTGCAGCTTCCCAGTACCTCCAGAAGTGATTATATCCTAGAGGTGTAGAGGATAATAATACTTTCGTATCTTTACCAGCAGAGATTGTAGGATAAACAGAAGTAAAGAACTCTTCTGCTACAGTATTCGGTATAATTGCAGCTTCATCAATATAAAGCCAGTTTACCGATTTACCACGAATCGCTGAACTTGAAGTCGCAGCAGTAAATATCTTTGACCCATTCTCTAATTCTATATCACCTTTGTTCCAAACAGCAACACCTTGTTGCATCCAGTTAGGTAGATACTCGTACATAAGTTGGTATCTAGATAAAACCTCTCTGGCAGCAGTAGCTTTGTTTGCCATAATCGCAGCAGTCTTATTATCATTAAATAATGTAAAGTGTAATATACATGCAGCACTTACAACTGTTTTACCTTGCTGTCTTCCTTCCATTAGAATCGTTTGACGATTCTTCATAATGTGTTTTACTTTTCTTTTTTGACAAGGGTATAACTTAAAATCAACAACACCATCATCAAGCGATACAATCTTACAGTAGTTTTCAATAAAGTATATTGGGTTGCGTTTACACTTGATATACTCTTTGACTTGTTCCTCTGTAAATTCTACAGGAACTCCTACAGCTTTTAAGTTTTGATTTGCATTATAATAGGTCGATGCCATTAGTCCTCCTTGCGGAGATTATTATACAACAGTAATAGTACCAAGCATATTACTCGGATGAGCAGTACATCTATATTGGTAAGTATTTCCTGTCGCAGCATTCATCGGAATAGTGAATGTAATAATATCATTAGTTGTAGCAAGGTTTCTAGTTGCGTTAGTTGAGCTGATATAATCAGCAGCAGGTGCAGTACCAGTACCAAACAAAACGATTTCAAGTGGATGTCCGTTTGCAGCAATCGTATGTCTGAAACGATAAGTATGTCCTCTATATACAAATAACTGCGGATCGTTTTCACCAGCAGTTAGAAGACCTGAGCCAGATACTGTATAGTTAGAACCATCACCAGCTGTAAATTCAAACTGTTGTAGCGATACTGCGTTAATACCCAACTGAGAAGTAGAAGAACTTGTAAGCTCAATCCCTGCTCCCTGAGTAATAGTAATATCATCATTTACTGAGTTTGACCCAGCTAGTCTTAATTCTTTAGAACCAGTTGTGACTGATTCGATAGAAACAGCATAAGTTGTGTTAGTGACTGTATTGTTTATAGTAATGTTATCAGCATCAGTTCTGTCGATATTAATACCAGTACCAGATACTAGATTTACATTATCAGTACTTGCGTCTGAGCCAGTTAGTCTGATTGCAGCATCAGTACCAGAAGTTTCTGCGGATACAGTATAAGTTGTATTTACATTAGTATCTGCGTCTGGTTCGAAAGCTGAGTTGCTTGCGTTGTATTTTAATACTTGTCCGTTTGTAACACCAGATCCTGGGATAGCAATCTGTACAGTATTACCACCAAGAGCAGTGTATAGTTCGTCAAAATTTGCCTTGACTTTAGTACCACCATCTCTAAGGGTATCCCCTGTACCATCGTTGGCTAGAGTACCAATATTTAAATCTTGTTTTGCCATTTAATTCCTTCTCCTATAAATCTGTTTTTTGAGTTAAATTCCAACCCAAGTCAGTCACCTGTAAATTATTTAGGTCTCCAGTAGATCTATGTTGTTCATCTGGATTACCTAAATCTACGAATGTAGATTGAATAACTGAACCAGTCTGGTCAACTCCACCGAATAACATTATTTTTAGAGTGAAGTTGAAAGTCCATGTGACGAATCTTCGTATCTCAAAAGTTCCGTCATAATCATCTACGAAGCTGGTACTATTTAGTATTATTGGAACATCTGTTTCTGTTTCTAAAGTAGGGTCGGTATTCTTTATCTTCATTGTAAACTCTGGAGTAAAGAATGGTAATATCTGTTCTACTATCTGTAAACCATCTTCAGTAGTCTTAGTAAGGCAATTTAATTGCATATCTAAGTTAAATGGTACAGGTGCAAAAAGTTTATCCCTTTTACCTGAGCCACCACCAGCTGATGTTCTGTTAATTTTAAGAGTACCCATACGATTAGTTTTTCTAAGTGGGTCGTACGATATCGCTGCCATTTCAAATGACATACGAGGTAAAGTAGTATATTGTTGGTCTTCTAAAGTAGGATCTTGCTCTAATCTTTGTACCCACTTTTCTTTCGGACCATAAGCGATAGGCACTAATATTTTTTGTTGTGCTGTGCCAGAGTTATCGAATCTTTCAAACTCTACATCTGAAAACATCTTACCGAAACCAATAATACAGTTCCTTATCGTCTGATGATAAAAGGGTGGTTTACCTAACATTAGAACTCTCCAAACGGATTATTTTCTGACCAAGCAACTTTTTCGTTAGTAGTAGGTTGTCTTTCTGTAGTTAAATCTAAGTTGTCAGCATAGCCACCTTGTTTATCTACATTCAGTTTAATAGTAGCAGTTGCTGTAGCTTGAGTTCCACCAGATGGTGGTGGGTCGATAGTTATAGTAGGAATAGCATTATATCCATTTCCTACATTAGTAATAGTGATTGAGTTAATTTTACCTTCTGAATCGATAGTACAGGTCGCAGCAGCAGTAGTGCTAGGTGTACCACCTGTGAAAG